AAAAGGGGTTGCATATGGTTACCCATTAGATTATTATACATTTGACCAATGGATAGGCCATAAGCTTGACATTAACTAATTAACCAAGTAGCATAACACTAAGCCTTGCATGAGTAAGGCATAACCTAAGTAAAAAGAGAGTAAAATATTATGAAAACAATTACACGTAAGCGTTTATTAAAGACACGTTATGAAGTTACAATCGGCCCATGTTTTGTTGGTCTACACTTATGGAAGTATAGCGTATATGTAGGTAAGCCAGTAAAGCGTCTCAAGTCGCCTCTAAAGGCCATTAAGGACATACAAGGCCTAGAGACTATCACAAGCACAGGAGGTGCTTACAGTGAAGTGTAAAGCATGTGACAGATTCTTGAATGACATAGAGTTAAGTCGTAAGGATAGAACCACAGACCTATTTATTGATCTATGTGGGCGGTGCTTGACATACTCAAATGAAGCCAGTTACAATGTTGACTTGGAAGTTGATATAAACATAAACGAAATTAAAGGGGATTCACCATGGCTAATTCAACAATAAATATTGAGATTGACGTATTAAGCGTAGACGTAATGATAGAGGTTGAGGTGCAATGGCACATGAGCGTAGCAGGAGAGCTTACAATTGACGACTTTTATGGCTATCACTTTGACATTAAGACAGGCGAATACACACGTATTCCACCTTGGTTACATAAGATCATTGAGACTACTCAACTATTAGAGGAGGAGTATTTAGACCTGATAGACCTTAATTGTGATGAAAACACATATTGAGCTTGACAGGGTTTAAGAAGTTTAGTATAATATACCTAAGAACAAAGAAAAACTTTTAGGATTATTCATAATGTTTAATCTTAATTGTTTTTCTTAAGGATACTTAAGTAAGCTTTAATGGTTTATAATTAAAGTTTACCTTAAGACTCTTTAGTAGTTCATAAGAACTAAATATTAGTCTTTACAGGCATGGTCAATAATGGTCAAGCCTAATAAAACCCATAAAGGATAATTTTATGTCAGTAATTAATGGTAGTGCAGCGTTCGTTCATCTTGACCAACACGAAATGTACCAAGGTCAATCAACGAATAAATTTTCCATCACTGTGACACTAGACGATAAGTCTATTGAGCAGCTAGAGGCGCAGGGCGTTAAGATGCGCACCTATGAGGGGCAGCAGCAACGCAAATTTGCCTCTAAGTTCAACGTGCCTTTATATGAGGCCAATGGTGACGAGTTCATGGGCACCATTACACGTGGTTCCTTAGTGCGTGTACAGTACAGCCTAGGTGACGAGCACCCCGTCCATGGTATCACCCCCTACCTAGATAAAGTCAAGGTACTGGAGCTTGCCACTAGCAACACAGACGAGGACTTCTAAGGCCTCTTAAGTTAACCCCTAGCCCTACTATTCCCCTTAGGGCTAGGCCTCTTACAACGCACCACAGGAGCTTACAGAGCTATTATGAGATATGAGAGAACAGAAAGTACCTTTGTCAAGCATGGGCCATGTGGTTCTTGTGGTTCATCTGATGGGGTAGCAATATACTCCGATAATCACAAAGTGTGTTTTGTGTGCAATGCTTATACGCATGGTGACGGGTCAGTAGTTAATACTAATAAGACAACAAGAGCGAGGCCTTTAGAAATGACGGGCACAATAGCAGCTATACAGGATAGACGCATAAGCATGGACACAGCCAAGCGTTATGGCGTCACAGTAGAGAATGGTGAGGATGGTAGCATTAGTAAGCACCATTACCCGTACCACAATCAGGAGGGTAACAAAGTAGTAGGCACTAAGGTGCGTAACGTAGCAACCAAGGATTTTTATGCCACAGGTGACCTAGGCAGCGCTGGCTTGTTTGGTCAGCAATCCTTTGCAGCAGGTGGTAAATACATAACCATTACAGAGGGTGAGATAGACGCCATGGCAGCCTATGAAATGAATGGTGGCTTTCCTGCCGTTAGCATTCGCTCAGGTGCCAACAGCGCAGTTAAGGACGTTAAGGCCAGCCTTGAGTACCTAGAGACATTTGATAAGGTAGTCATATGCTTTGACTCAGACGAGGCAGGTATCAAGGCTGCGGCTGATGTATTACCTTTGTTTAGCCCCCGTAAGGCTAAGGTATGCACCCTGCCCCTTAAGGACGCTGGCGATATGCTCAAAGCTAACAGGGTACGTGAGTACACTAAATGCTGGTGGGATGCCAAGGCCTACAAGCCTGAGGGTGTTGTGAGCCTAGGTGACCCTGACGTATGGGATAAGTTCCTTAAGCGTGGCACAGAGGAAGTAACGCCACTACCTGCAAGCTTTGGTAGTCTTAATGCCATGATGAATGGTGGTATCGCAGCAGGTGAGGTGACAGTCATAGGCGCCTTAACGTCCATAGGTAAGACTACTATGGTTTATAACCTAGTGCATGGAATGTACGTAGAGAGTGCTAAGAAGATCGGTTGTGTGTTCCTAGAGGCTGACGTTGGCGAGACAGTAGAGAAGTTACTATCGGTTTACATGGGTACTAACATTGCAGATGTGCCTAATGAGGACAGGGATTACAACCTGTACCATGAGAAGTATGACGAAATGGCAAACAGTGACAAGCTACACATCTTAGATCATCAAGGTGCGTTAGAGGCTGACGAGTTATTTGCTAAGATGCAATACTTGGTTAAAGGCTTAGATTGTGATATAATAATACTAGACCCTCTGCAAGCAGCGGTGACCAGTAATGAGAATGGAACCATTGATGCGTTCATGGACAAGTGCCTCAAGCTTGCCAAGAATACAGGTGTTAGTATTATCATTGTTAGCCACATGCGTAAGCCACATGCTAAGGACGCCCATGACGTAGGCGAGTATGACTTGAAGGGCAGCGGTTCAATCAACCAGATTGCTTTCAATACCATACTCTTGTCAAGGGACAAAATGACGGACGATGATTACACACGTAACTGTACTCAGGTGCAACTAGTTAAGTGTAGACGTACAGGACGTACAGGGGTAGCTGGCTGGCTCTTTTATGAGAACCATAGCAGTCGCTTGGTAGCTACTCAGGCACCTGAAATTAAGGCAGCTAACGCACATGAGGACTTTTAACCATGATTAGCGCAGCAGTGTTGTGCATGGCCCTTAACATCTACCATGAGGCTAGAGGGGAACCATTAGCAGGTCAGATAGGTGTGGCACATAGCGTGTTAAATCGTATGGCTGATAGCAGGTATCCTGATACAGCATGTGAGGTGATAAAGCAAGCTAAGTATCATGGGTGGGACATGATTAACCCTATTAGATACCAGTGCCAGTACAGTTGGTTCTGTGACGGTTTGTCTGACAAGCCCCAAAATGGTAAAGCAATGCTGGAAGCTACTATCTTAGCACAGCACGTATTAGCTGGTAAGTCTATTGACATTACCGAAGGTGCTACGCATTACCATGCAGACTATGTACACCCGTACTGGGCAGATGAAATGACCACCACAATTAAGTTGGGGTCACATATTTACTATAGGTAACCTATGACTAGATTAATATTCGATATAGAGACTAATGGCCTAGCGCCTACAAAGGTATGGTGCATTATCACTAAGGATATTGACACTGGCGTCATAAGCTCATACGTAGAGGGCCAGTGGCCTACATTTAATATAGCAATAGCACAAGCACAGGAGGTGATAGGGCATAACATTATAGGTTACGACATACCAGCGTGTGAGAAGTTACTAGGCACTGACTTTAGCGCCTGTAAGATCACAGACACATTAGTCATGTCAAGACTAGCAGACCCACAGCGTGAGGCACACAGCCTAGGACACTGGGGCGAGAAGCTTGGATACCCTAAGGGTGACTATAGTGATTGGACTCACTACACGCACGATATGCTCCTTTACTGTGAGCAAGATGTAAACGTAAACCATGAGGTGTACAAAGCTTTACTTAAAGAGCTAGAGGACTTTAAGCCTGATAGCCTTGAGTTAGAGCATGACGTACAACGCATCATACAGCAGCAAATTAGAAACGGCTGGCTTTTGGATTCGCCAAAGGCTAGGGATTTAGTAGCGGAATTACAGGAGAAGTCATATAGCTTAGAAGAGGAAGTACAGCGAGTATTTATACCTTTACCTACCTTTGTTAAAGAGGTAACCCCTAAGGTTAAGAAGGATGGTGACTTTAGCACTGTAGGCCTTAAGTTCTTAGGTGACCAGTGGGAGCAAGTAGCTGGCCCATTCTCACGTATTGATTGGCCTGTGTTTAACTTAGGCTCACGGCAACAGATAGGCCGATACCTTAAGCACTTTGGATGGAAGCCTAAGGCCTTTACAGAGACAGGCCACCCTATCGTGTCTGAGGACATACTTAATAATGTCAAAGGCATACCTGAGGCTGAGTTGATTGCCTCCTACCTGTTAGTAGGTAAGCGCATAGCTCAGGTACGTAGTTGGCTTGAGGCTGCTAATGAGGACACAGGGCGGGTACATGGTTACGTTAATACTAATGGTGCTGTGACAGGGCGTATGACCCACAGCAAGCCTAATTTAGCGCAGGTGCCTAGCTCTAATAGCCTTTACGGGCCAGAGTGTCGCTCATGTTGGATAGTGCCTAAAGGTTATAAGCTTGTTGGCGTAGACGCCTCTGGCTTAGAATTGAGAATGCTTGCCCACTACATGAATGATGCAGACTATACTAACACTATACTCACAGGAGACATACACACAGCTAACCAGAAAGCTGCTGGTCTTGATACACGTAATCAGGCCAAGACTTTCATATACGCTTACTTGTATGGCGCAGGTGACGAGAAGATAGGCAGTATTGCAGGTGGTGGTAGAGCAGTAGGTAAGCGCCTTAAGGATAGTTTCCTCAAGGCTACACCAGCACTTGCAAAGCTTAAGGAAAATGTTGCACAGTCAGCAGCTAAGGGCTACATAACAGGCTTAGATGGACGTAAAGTGTTTATCAGGTCAGAACACGCAGCACTTAATTCATGTTTACAGTCAGCAGGTAGTTTAATTATGAAACAAGCCTTGATTATTCTTGACAGATATGCTATACTATGGGGTATAGATTATAAGTTTGTTGGTAATATCCATGACGAGTTTCAAGTAGAGGTACGTGAAGATCAAGCATCTAAGTTTGGTGCATTAGCAGCCAGTTGTATAGAGGCTGCTGGTATTCACTTCAAGCTCAGGTGTCCCTTAGCAGGGGAATTTAACGTAGGCAATAGTTGGGCCGATACTCACTAGGACAGACTTATGAAACGCAAAGGAAGAGAACACGAATATGATTACGAGTACAGAAGAAACAGACTACTAGAGCTTTTTGAACTTAAAGGTGGTAAGTGTGAGCACTGTGACTTACGTGACCTAAAGCACATTGAGATTTATGACTATCACCACATAGACCCTTCAAAGAAAGAGTTTAACGTAGGTGGTTACGTAACAAAACCAATGGAGCAAGTGTTGAAAGAAGCTGAAAAGTGTTTACTGTTATGCTCTAACTGCCATCGTATTGAGCATCATAGGCTTAGTAGAGTTGCTAGAGATAAGCAAACTAAAAGACTAAAGAAAGAAAACACTCAGATGGTCTTAAACTTAACAAGCGAGTAACGTATGAACATAAAGAATAGTAAAGGCAAGCCCTTTGACAAATGCTTTATTGATGCTGATTCTATCATCTATCGCATAGCTCTTAAGACTGATATAGACTTAAGAAAAGCTATGGAATACTACGATAAAGCCATAGAGGACATTGAGTGGGAGACTTGCAGCACAGAGACTAAGGTAGCTTTAAAAGGTACTGGTAACTTTCGTTATGGTATAGCAGAAGATTACAAAGGCCAGCGTAAGCTTAAAGAGCAAGAGGAAGACCCTAATCCTGAGGTAACAGAGAGGCGCAAGGAACTCAACGAGTATGCTTATAGCCTAGGGCATTTTAAGTCTGATAACTGTGAGGCTGATGATGTGGTATCCATATGGGCGCAAGAAGCTTTAGATGCTAAGGAGCACTTTGTTATTGCACACATAGACAAAGACATTGACATGGTAGAAGGTTGGCATTATAACTTCACCAAAGAGACTTTGTACTACATATGTAAAGACCAAGGCTACCGCAAGATGTGCCTACAGATGCTCACAGGAGACTCTACGGACAACATACAAGGCCTCGTAGGTATCGGGCCTAAGAAAGCAGAGAAGCTTCTGGCTGACGTACCTACGGCAGGTATGCTGGCTAAGGTACAAGAGGCATGGCAAGAGGCTCACCCTGAGGATTGGCATGACAGGCTAGAGGTGTGTTGGAACCTACTGTACATGAGGCGTGATTGGGGCGGCTTTAGGCGCTTAACCATAGAGGATACTTTAAATGTCTAGTAAAGGTCACTGGTTCCCTTGCGGGAACATAAACATGAAAGGACGTAAGACACAGAAAGCTGCTTGTGGGTGCTGTAGTGAAATACAGAACCAAAAAGACAAGCTCCTTAGAAAAATACATAGAAAAGAAGCTAAGGAGACTTATGACTAAGTTTAGATCAGGCCTTGAAAGTGCCTTTAGTGACGCTGTTGGCCCTACGGGATTCCAGTATGAACCTTATAGGCTACCTTACACGATACATAAGAAGTACGTACCAGACTTCATATGTGAGCGTACAGGGGCTATGATAGAGTGCAAGGGATTCTTTAGAGTAGGTGACACACAGAAGTACAAAGCTATCAGGGACGAGATTGATAGACCATTGATATTTGTATTCTCTGATTCACGTAAGCGCCTTAGGAAAGGCTCTAAGATGAACCTAGGTGAGTGGTGTGACAAAGAAGGTCTGGCACACTTCACCATGAAATCTATTGATAAGTTACTGGAGCATTTAAAATGTCTAGCACCTTTGAAGAAGTAAAAGAACAGATATTAAATAAGTATGACGTTGACTTCTTGTGTGAGCTGTTAGGCATTACAAGCGAGTCATTAGTTGATCGTTACGAAGACTTGGTAATGAAAAACTTAGATATATTTACTGAGGAGGATGAAGATAATGACTAAAGTTAAATGGCATGTAATAAAAGAACAATATATTGAAGGTGGTAAAGAATCAGAAGGTTTTACCATGACTAACATCGTTGCAACAGGTGATAAAAAGAATTGTAAAAAAATAGCTAAAGACTTAGGAGGACACGACAGTGACCTAAGCTACGGAGGAAATACTACCTCTTATTACTGTGTAAGCGAAGATGAACTAAAAGAGGATTTAGCCTATGAATAAAATTATAGATTGGCCTAAGTATAATTTTATAGATGATTTTGGAGATATGGAGGCAGTAATGACCCAAGAAGAACCTAAAGCACTTGAGTCTCAAGTAGGCGGGAGTCACTACCAGAACATGAAGATTCAGCCTATAGAGTTCATACAGGCTAACAGGTTATTCTTCTGTGAAGGTAACGTAGTTAAGTATGTCGTTAGGTGGCGTACTAAGAATGGGCTTGAGGACTTGAAGAAAGCAAGGCATTACCTTGACCTTCTGATTGAAGAGAACACCCCTGTTGATACAGAACAACAAGAGACTG